AAATGGAAGATGTTACGTCACAGTATAGTAACGCACTAGGTGCAACGCAGCAGATAACTAATGCACAAAACCCTACACCACAAAACCAAGATCCTAACGCGCAGGCTCAGGCGTCACCGTCCGTACTAGAGAATTTTGGATTCACTCCCGGTAACAATGGGTATGATGAAGCTGTAGTAGTTGAAGGTATTGCAAATGCCGTTGTAAACCCACTACTAAGTCAGGTTCAAGCCTTACAGCAAGAACTTGGCACACTTCAGCAAAATGTTCAGTATCTGAGCGGTGGAGAACAGACCCGAGTTGAAGACAAAGTTTCTGGAGAAATTCAGGAAGCTGTCCAAGCGGGTCACAGCCAGGAAGCGTTAAAGGATTACCATGAGGAAATTTCTAGACTTAGAGGATTACCTAACCGTGAGACCGGTCAACCTCACACAGTACGCACGGCATACGAGATGGCGTCTGGTCGCCGATCGGAAGGTAATGTTAATTCTAGGAACATAATTCGTAATGCTCAACAAAGTGTTGCTCCGCGAGGAGGTGGTATGGGACAGTCTAATGGAGATCTGTCAGATACTGAAGTCCTCTCAGGGCTTAAAAAATTAGGATTTACCTAGAAAGTAAATTATTATGGCTGCTACTAGTACTACTGAAACATGGGATGCGGCGTGGACTCTCACGATGCGTTCCAAGCGCAAGCGTTTGACGGATAATATTTTTGATGAATATCCGTTGTTGAAGATGTTGTCGGCTAATGCTGAGGTCGAAGCCGGTGGCAAAGAGATCCAAGAGGACTTGCTGTATGGTAAGAACTCTGCTACCTGGTTTGATGGATATGATACGGTCAACACGGATGCTGTTGATGGTATCACGATGGGATATGCACCCTGGCGTTATACTGCTACTCCTATCACTATCTCTATGACCGAGCGTGACGAAGGTCGTCTTAGTGATGCCGCTAAGAAGATCCTCGAAGCTAAGACTCAGCAGTCTATGTTGACTGCGCGTGATGCCGTTAATGCGGCGTTCTTTAGTGCGCAAACTGGTAAGTCTACGCTAGGCTTGCAGGATTTGATTGCTGATGCGCCAACGAGCGGTACGGTTATGGGTATTAATCGTGCTAACGAGTCTTGGTGGAGGAATCAGGCTGATACTACGTCTTCGGATGTAGATAGTATTTCGAGCAATATTAATGTTGGTACTCAGCGTTTGGGTGCTGTCTGGAATAACTGCTCTGAGGGTAACGATACGCCTTCGCATATCTTTACTACTTTGACGGTGTTCGGTGACATGCAGAACCTTTTCGAGGGTACTGGATATGCTCGTTTGGCCGCGGGTGAGACGGGCAAAGCTGACGCAGGTTCGCCTATCTTCCGTGGTGCCACGATCCAGTATGATCGTGATTGTCCGTCGCAGCACGCATATCTTATCAACAGCAAGTATCTCAAGTTGAAGATACAGCAGGGTAAGAACTTTGCGAAGACTGCGTTTAAGGAACCGGTTAATCAGTTCGCGATGGTTGCGTATATCGTGTTTGGTTGCCAGCTTGTTATTAACAACGCACGGCGTCATGGTGTCGCCACTGCGCTAACCTAATATCCTGCCTCCAAGCCAATGGAGGTTTACCCCTGCTCGTAGGGAAAGGAATTTAAAATGTCACGTAACGATAACCTTAATTTTGAAGTTGGCGGAACTATAGGTGGATCAGCTGAAGGCAATCAGGGTATTTATGAAGAGTCTTCGTCTGCTAAACATCCGCTAGGGCAGAAGTTGGAATTGATTGACGGGCGTGTTTTCCGTTATGCTAATTTTGACGCTGCTTGTACTGTAGGTAAACTTGTAGGCCCAGATTTCTCTACTGGCGGTGCTGTTGAAATTTCAGACGGTACTATTGCTACGGGAACTGCTGGTTCAAAGGTAGTTACTTTGACGGCAGCTGGAAGTTCTGGACCTCCTGCTGATTTTCAAGGTGTATCAGCTAATGATTATGCAGGGTCATACTTGCATATCACTGATGGAGATGGCGAAGGTTTTACTTACAGAGTTAAAACTAATGGCGCAGCTAGTAGTGATGCTGTAGAGTTTACGCTCTATGATCCTATTATAACTGCACTTTCTACGGGTGCTACTGATTTTGCTCTTACGCCTAGCCCAGTCAATAATGTGCATGCTGCTACGGCCGGCACTGATTATTTAGTGTCTGGTGTAACTATGGTTAGTATGACTTCTGGTTATTTTGGCTGGATTCAGACTAAGGGTATTGCTACATGTCTAGCAGATAATGCATGGGCAGTAGGTCAGCAGCTAACAACGTCTGACGGAACTGCTGGTGCTGTGCAGCCTAAAGATGCTCAAACTGAGCCGATTGTAGGTTATGCTTTGGCTGTTGTAGCGTCAACTGAGTATGGCCCAATTATGTTAAGCGGGTTGTTAGACTAGCATCACTAAGGTGGGGGCATCGAGGCGGTGTCCTCACCTTATTTACAAGGAGCTTACATATGCCAAAAGTCGGTGGTAAGCATTTTTCATATTCCAAGGCAGGTCAGAAAGCTGCCAAGTCTTACGCTAAGTCCACAGGAAAAACTGTTACTAAGCGTAAGCCTAAACGTAAGCCCAAATGAATAAGACAACCCAACCCTCTAAGCCCACTACGGATAGTGCTGTCCAGAAAGACGCTCTTACAGCGGATGCACTAGTACAGCTTATCCAGGGATCGTCTGATGAAACTAAGAGTCTTATGGCTAAAGCTCTTGGTGTATCGACAGTTACGAAGAAACGCCGTAAGGGTAATATTGATGCGCTCCAGAATATGCGTACTTTTGGAGAAGCCTATCACGGTGAGGATTTTGTGCCTATAGCTCCAGAGGCAATCGCACTTAAAGGCGAGCGTGCTGTAGAGCTGTGGCAGAAGAAATGGAAAGACGGTAATCAACTAAGCAGCACGGGTATTGAATACGATGACGATTTCGAGGCTTTGGCTCTAACAGCGAGTGAGTAAATATGACTCCGCAGACTATATTAGATATAGCATTACGGCGTGCAGGTTTGACGGTTACTAATCAAACGTATCGTGATAATGGTATAGATTATGCAAATATGACAATGGCAGAGTTACTAGCTATGCCTTGGGTATTTAGACATAAGCAAGGTACGTTTACAACGTCTTCTGGTACGTCTGAGTATGATCTAGCATCTGATGTAGCTCATACTAGGCATTTTAAAGATACAACTAATGATAATCCGATTAAGATTGTAACTGAGAGTTATATAGATGAACTAGACATAGACAGGTCAGAAACTGGCGATCCTAGATTTTTGTTTTTCAGCGGTGTGAACGAATCCTCTGATGGCGAATCTCAGGTTACTTTGTACCCTCAACCAGACTCTACGGCTACTGTAACCTACGAATACGTAGCTAATGTGCCTGATATTACGACTACGAATCTTACTACTAATTATGACATCTACGCTCCTGTATGGTTTCAAGCTGCCGTGATTCATGGTATATCAGAATTATACCATTCTGAAAAAGGCGATCCAGATGGAGCAGTCAAAGAAAACCAGTATAAACAAAGTTATGTACAAACAGGGTTAATGTACAATCGTAACTCTAGTTCAGACCGTAAATTCCGTATGGGACGTAGAGACTCTATGTCTGGCCAGTTTAACTTCGTAGTTCGTGAAGGATCATTACAGGTAGCTTCATAATGGCGATACAAGCGGACGGTATTCAATTTGGCCCGTGGCAGACAGTGAATTATTCTGTCCCTGCCATTGATCTAGAACCTAATGTGTTGTCTAGGATTGAAAATATGTACCTAGATAATGCTGGATCATTGAATACTCGGCGGGGAACAGCGAAGTACATATCTAGTGCTTTGTCTGGTTCCCCGTCTGTAGTGGCTACGGGCAAACAAAGATTTAGTGCGTCCTCAAGTGCAGTGTTTGTTATTGCAGGAACTAAGCTCTATGAGGATGTAGATGGTACCTGGACAGATCGTACAGCCTCGATTACTATTACAGCACACATAGATAAGTATTGGGTTACTACTAATGCAGGTGGGACATTAATAGGAGTCAATGGTATAGGTAATGATGCACCTATTAAGTGGCCTGCTGCTGGGGGTAATATAGCAGCCGCTGGTATGGGATCTAGTGGTGTTACTTCTGCGGATTCGGCTATATTTTGGGATAATAGACTTTGGTATGTCAGCACCAACCAAGGTGAGCGGTTAGCTCATTACTCTTCAACCACAGATATAACATCATTTGGGGCTAATGATTATTATATCACAGATGGTCAAATCACAGGTGTGGCACCCATTAAGAGCTTCCTAGGTCTCCATAATGAGGATGGCATTTGGGGTTTGTTTCCCACGGGTAATGCTGACATACCATATAGTATACAAAGACGCGCTGACCGAGGGACAATATCTAGGCGTAGCTTAGTCACTGATGAATTTGGCAATCAGTTATTTATGCGGCGTGATGGCATATACGAATGGGGAGGATCTGAACCGCCTCAAAAAGTATCGGGTAACTTTGATGGATCAGAGTTTTGGGAGAATCTTAATAAAGACAGATTGAATTATAGTTTTGCGCATCTAGTGACTTCAGACGACCAAGTATGGTTCTGGGTGCCTTATGGTACTAATCAACAGTATATGAATGTCGCTATAGTATGGAATTACAAACTACGTCAATGGGTAGGTGTGTACACAGGAAACACTCGTATTTGTGGTGCGTATTTTGAAGACTTACCACATTTAGGAGGGAACGCTGATGGGTTGTTGTTTAAACATAACACAGGGACTAATGACGCTTCGTTGGCCTTTACAGTTAAAGCTACTACTGCTGCTACGCCTCCTGTGTCCGTGGCTGCAAGAGTTAGATGGTTATATGCCAGACATGAGTTCAACGCTGCTGACGTAGCATATGATACATCGGTGTATCAAACAGGTCCAGGAATTGTTACAAAAGGTGATACGTTTCAGGTTGGAGATCCTACGGATGCTCTTGAAACTGCGTTTACTATAGGTTCTTCGAGTATTAGATCGGCAACTACAGCATTTGTAAATGATACTGATTTACATGGGTATAGTCCTGTGAGTCAGATAAGATATGAAAATAGCACACTAGATCAACCTATTACAGTACGCCGCTCGATGTTAATGTATAAACCCATCGGACCAGAAACTGTACGTAAGCTAGGAGTACACTAATGGCTACAGGAAGTTTTGGAGGACAGTTACAGAGTGCTATATCTAGTAGATTAACGGCAGATCCGTATGAGAAACGCCGCCAAGCTGCTATGGGAAGTTACCAGGATCAGGCAGAGAAATCTCGTAAGGATCTATCTGAGCGTTTGAATAGGCTCGGTGTATTACGTGGGGGTGGAGCCACGGCTTCACAATTTGGGGAATTTGAGTCTGGTGTACTTAGAGGTCAGCAATCCCTAGACGCTCAGTTTGAAGCTCAACGTGAAGCTGGTGTAGGGCAAGCTATACAACAAGGGCTTGGCTTATACGGCACGGATCAACAGTTTGGATTAGCAGGTAGGCAGCAGACTGAAGCTGAACGTATGGGGCAGTTCTCTAGGGATTTAGGTACTAGGGAGTTTTTGTCTCAGGATGCTCTAAGACGTGACCAACAGCGCGAATCTGAGAGGTCTGCGTTAGCGCAAGAAGGTATGCAGCAAGGTGCGTTAACTGGGATCTACGGTGGTAAAAGAACACTAGATCAGCAGCGTCAAGATTTAGCATATCGCACGGGATTAGCTCAGACATTTGGTACTGATCTTGGAGGCGATGATACAACAAGGCAAACTGAAGCTCGTAGCCAGCGTTTACAACAAGAAGCGT